CCGACAGCCTATCCTGTTTTTTCCCTTATCATCAGATAATCAGTATTAAAATTTACCCTTGCTTTTTTTCATCCGAGCAGTCAAAATTAAACTCATTTTGACGCAATGCATCTTGCCCTTCGTGATAGAGCCGGTACATTTGATTAAACGACATACCGTATTCCCGGCACAGGTCGCGCATTGAATCAACCGAACCGTTATACCTTTGCGCAATCTCTTGGGCAATCTGTTTTCTGAATGCCGTTCTTTCCACCGGGATATACCACTGCACACCCCCATAAAACCGCGCAATAATTTCGTATATCCGCTGTGCATCGGCGTCTCCTACCGCGTCAGCTAACACGCCGTAGATTTCTTGCCCAATGCGGGATTGTGTTCTTTTCTGTTGCGGTATGTATACCAGCTGCCCGCCGAACCAACTACTTAACGCTCGAAGCGCTCGCAGTGCCCGCTCTCTTTCTACCCCTCGTCCGGCAAGCACCCGCAGCATTTCCTGCATTAAGTTTTCCACCCATCTCCTCCTTATCGCATCATATTTCATTGCTCTGCACAGTATGATCCTTTAAGCGGTATTCCGTCAGGATTATACCCTGCCTGTACCGCAATATCGCGGACGGCTAGAATGACTTTTTGTGCAGTCTTCACATCAAGCCACCGCAGGTACGGAACGCCGGTAATACGCTTGATAAAACGGTTGAGAGCCGCTTCCGTTTTTACCCGTGCGGAAAGCTCCCATAAGCCTTTGATGTAATCTATCTGCTCTGCCGTTGCCCGTCCGATTTCTTCCGCCCGTGCAGCCATCTTTTTTACCTGAAAGCCTAAACCTTTTAGCGCCTTGAGCACTGCTTCAAGTTCGGTAATGGTAAGCTCCGTACTGCTCGTTTTACCGGTTGTCCCTGCAAGCAAGGCTCGGTATGCTTCTTCGTCCAAACCGACCTTCTGCCTACCGACATGGATAAGTCTAATCAGTTGTCCTTTCTTGGTTTTATACGTTCCACTACTCATACTGTTCATGCTCCTTAAAATGCCGTTAAACGAGCTTATGCACCAAAGCCGATACTTTTCTCGACACACGCGCTCCTAAGCCCTGTAAGCCCCTTGCGCTGTACAGC